CATCAGGGCGTTTATTGAGGTCATCCTGGCGCTCAGACTCTAAGACGTCTGGGAACCAAGGATTGTCACGCCAATTCATCTCGACGATCTTGCACTCATTGGGAGTATTTACCCTAAATCGCTTGTGAGCTGCGGAGTGCTTGTTCTCAGGGTTCCATGTCACCCATATCTCAGACTCATCTTCTCGCACAGTCGGTATGAGCTTCTGCCATGCAGTCTCAGTAACTGTCTCTGCCTCGTCTACCCAGCACAATAGGATGCGAGCCTTAGACTTAATGCTATCCAGGTTCCTACGCAGGCCGGCAAAGACGTAAGTGATGCGCCCATCCTTGCTGCGGATATATCTCTCGCCGATCTCATAGTAGTCAGTAAGACACTTTACGGATCGTATCGCTGACTTAACCTCTTCCATCGAGGATTCATCGAGAGAGTTGAGGTGTTCACGAGCGCAGAGTATTTGCCCTTGCTTGCCAGCTACTCCCCAACGCATTCCCCATACAGCGGTCATCAATGCGAATGAGCGAGTCTTGGCAGAACCACGTCCACCATAAGAGCACCTATACCTAGCTTCGCCGGTAAATAGATCGGCTAGCTTAGGCGGTAGTTCAATCGAGACCTTTTGCGACAAGTTCAATCACCATTGGTGGAGTCATGGAGCCATCGCTACTCGTTAGATCAGCGTCTATGGCCTTTAGATCAGGCAGTACCTTGTTAAACAGGCGGAAGTTATCGCGTTGCATGGCCTCATACTTCTTGAGCTGGTTGTGGAAGTTATCACTACCTACGTCTAGCTCGCCTATTTTGGTAATGTTATCAGTAATTTGCGCCAACAGACGTCCGGCTTCGATCTTGTCTCTCGTACCCTTCTTAACGTCTGCGGCAATTTTCTGTTGCCTGGTCTGTGCCACTTGTCATTCCTCGTCTGGGTGCGGTATTGAGTCGGCCCAGTACAGCCCCATGCTGCGTCCTGCCCGTATCTCCCCGTCCAAAATGTCCTCAACTGTTAGTGGCCATGATTCTACAGACATGTCGTCAAAAGCAACGAGAACAGTGCGCTCTTCACCCGGCATATTACCGACCTCGATTGCGTGCCACTTTATGTTCACCACTTGGAGCATTTAATTACCCCCAACAGTTGAGTACCTAATTATTTTACTCTAATCCTCTGTTTTCTCAACATATTGTGGATAAGGGGTAAAAATAGACACACCATATAGGTCGTACTGGCGTAGATATTTGCGCATTGTGTCGTAATGAACGCTATAAATTTGAGACAAAGACCAAGTATCAACACCCTCATTTCTTAATTTTATAGCTTCTTTTAGATCTTTTTTAGTCAGCTTCACTTATTGCTCTCGCTATCAGTTCTGGTATCGGCGGCACTACTGCGTTACCTAAGCATTTAAGTCTGTCCATGACTTCGGGAACCCCATTAACTGTTCCTCGAATTCTGGCGTAATCATCAGCTGGTAAAGCCTCATTAATTGCTCTTGCAAATTGCCATCTGCATGATTCTTGCGGATAAGTGCGTATGGATTTCTGAATGTCCAAGCCTTCCACCCTTGCGCCGATGGGGTAAGCAATGATCCATACTCTGTCCCTTCTGTGTGAGGCACCAAGGTAACTAGCTGGTATACAGTGCCACTCCGCATCATACCCGATCTGGGAAATGTCCCAGAGAACTCGCTTAAACCAATCTCCCCGTTCTCCATTAAGCAGGTTTGTGACGTTTTCAAAGACGGCGTATCGGGGTCGAATCTCCCCAATAAGACGGGCGCACTCTGTCCATAGTCCACTGCGCTCGCCCTCAATTCCTGCTTGGTTGCCTGCAACTGAGATGTCTTGGCAAGGGAAGCCTCCGGTGATGACATCGACTCTAATTCCATCGGAAACAAGTCGTTCTGCTGTGATTGTTCTAACGTCGTCATAAATTGGCACCTCTGGCCAGTTCTTTCGGAGTACCTTCTGTGCGTATGGTTCTATTTCGCAAAAAGCTACGGTCTCAAAGCCGGCCTTCTCAAAGCCAATTGTGAAACCCCCAATCCCTGCAAACAGATCAAGAACCTTCACATATTACCCCTAGATTCTTGTAGTCAGGCCACTTGCCATCACAGACCATCTCTTTGTAGAACAGCTCTCCCGCAAGCTCGTCTTCGTAGTCACCGTTACCCACTATTCCGAGGGCGATCAAAAATATCACTAGCGCGATCAATGCCGCCTTCTTCTGCGATAAGTCCATGCCAATACTCCCTTAGCTTCTTGTTGTTTTTTAGCTTCTCGAACGCTTTACGCTCAATGACTTTAATGGTTTGACGACTAACACCTAGCGCCTCAGCAACTTCTGTGTAAGTCATGTAATGCTGTGGATTTGCTGGCTTTCCCATTAATCGTCCTTATACGGATCATGGATGCTGGGATACTTCATCAACCAAGTGCCTTGCACCTTGTCGATATACCTGGCGCTCACGTCATGGCCTTTACACCAGCGCAAAGCACTCTCCAAAGAATTAAAAACGATTGTTGTCATGCTCACCCCTAAAAGAAAAGGCCGCTTATGCGGCCATAATGTATTCGGCTGTGCGGAAGCCGCGCAACACATCGTTAAGGTACAGGCGGCAAGGCTCACTCAATGATGCGTCCACAATGTGCCTACCTTGCATATCAAAAATGCGGATGAACCTCCCCTTCATTTTATAGGCTCGATATTGGCCGTAGATTTCCTGATAAAACTCCATATCGCTTCTCCCTAGGCGAATAAATAGTCGGCATAATAAACGGCAACTAATGGGCGATTATCAGCGTATGAGTTGAAATTGAATTCAGCGTCATCGTACCGATCCAACTCTTCTTGAACGCGATCTCGTGCATTTTCGATTGCTTCTTCGTAAGTTAATAACATTGTGTTTCTCCCTTGGTTGGTAGCTGTGTCTCCAGCCGATGTAGTTAAGTTAACAAGGGGCGTTATGGCGAACAAGGGTTTGCGACAAATGTGACGCTTTTTTTGGGGGGCAGAAGGCTAGGGTGTATACCACCCGAGTTTGGCTCGCTTAACTACCGAGTTGGGTAATGTTTTGCCATCTCAAGCGCACGCGCATTTTCTAGCTTGTTAACAGCGCATAGATCAAGGTACTCAGACTCAGTTAGACCTTTTAACCTCCCGACCAGAATACAAACTGTGTCGAGATTCTCTATGTGCTTATAGCCATTGCGAGTACAGAACATGGCACGCTTCACTTTCGTACACATAATCACCTCCATATAGGCAGGATCATTATATCACATACAGTGTTATAGCTACACGCCAGCCAGGCGCTGCTCTTGTTCTTTGATCCTTCCTTTGTACTCAGATATCAGATCTTGAAGCTCTACGTCGGTAAACTTTCGAATTTGATGTTTGGAATTTACCAATTCTCGCATAGCATCCATTCCGTAAGTGTCGATCATGAAAAGCGAGTAACTAGCCACATTGCCTCTTAACTGGTTGTTGCACCGCTTACATTGCGGGTGAATGTTTTCCTCAACCAACAAGGTAGAGTTATGACTTCGACTAACAAAGTGACCGCCGTCCATTTCTTTGTAACATCCTACTTTGCCACAAGTCACGCACTCGCAATTTCCGTTTTCATCCGCATACTTCATACGTACCAGCTTTTGCAGCAAGGTAGCCGCTTCTTGTTTAAGCTTCGCTACTGTTTTGGGTTTCCGCTTGGCCAATGGTGAACTTCCTTTCTCTTAAGATTGCTTTCTCGAAGTTACCACACTTACAAAGCCATCCACGAAGATAGCCAGGCTTTTTCAGAGTGAATAACGGCTCCATGCGCTCGTTGCATTTAGTGCATCGCCATTGCGGTATGCGTGATGTAGTCATCGATTGAATCCATGTCCTCACAAAGGGCTGAAAACCATAGCTCGCCAAATTGGTCGATATCCATGTCAATGGTAACCGGGTCAATGAATGGCGCTGAGTACACGTCCGTGTAGTCTGGGTTATCCCTGTTTGTTATGGCTCCGCCTATGTTTTTTATTAGTAATACGACCGATCCCCCTCTTGCCAATGGCACATTGATTAGATCGATCATAGGCTGCACCCTTTAAGTTTTATTTACAGCCCATTATACGTTTTTACTCCAAAGAATCGATGCCCACTTTGAATCGGCTGTGCTCTCCATAGTTTTTATCCAAGATAACGCAAGACATTGATCGAGCGGAGCCATAGCCAGATGCTGAGTGGAAAGAATCGGGCGGACATAGAACACCAAAACTCTCCAGATGCAATCCGCCCAGCTCTGTTACTGTGCGGTGGTGGATATGACCGTGGTACAAATATCGGTGCTTAGTACGTCCCCATTCCTCTGCATAGTCGCGAGTTACAGCCTCGTAAAGTGCCTGGGTCTTTACCCTGTCCCCGTGGTGCATAACAACAAGAGTCTTTCCCCACTCAAAATGTATCCATTTGCTGAAGTTGTCAAAGACCTTTACACGCGGTTCATTGTGGAAGTACAAGCGCATCATCTCATTCAGCCAGAGACTTGCATCAGGATCATGGTTTCCACGGACGTTGATAAGCCATACCTCTGGGTGCGTTTCCAACATACGAGTGATTAAAACTTTAAATAGATTACCAACAACGCGAATGACCCGGCCCAATCTTCCGTCCACGTCAACGGGGGTGCCTTTTCCCGTCTTATTATCCGCGGTGTTTGCATGCAAAAAATCTCCGAGATTGATTAGCGCGCCAACTTGCGATTCATTGGATGCTGACACTAGCTTATCAACGGCCTTGATCAGTACGTCTTGAGCAATGTTTGTATCCCAGTCATCGCCACCCGTCTCAGGGGACCAGCAGAGCGCGTTAAGATGGTGATCTCCAATTAAGTAGGCTGATAGCCTATCTTCGTTCTTTGTTGCTTCTGGAGCCTTTACGGGCTTGTGAAGGCCATCTATATCTTCAAGGAATCCAGCCTTGAATGCCTCAAGCGCGGCCTCAAGCATTGCCTCTCTGTCAGCGACAGACTTGACCCACTGGCCTGTAGGTTTTCCGTCGGAATCATAGTACGTTGAGACACCACGGATCTTGAAGACATCTGGGACCGTATGAACCATATCGTGCTCGGGGGAATGTCCTTGAATAGCGGCCTTGCCCTTCACATTTTTTACAGTGTCACGAACACCCAGCTTGGTAGTCCCGAGCTGATCGGCGATCCTCTGATAGCCAAGCCCCTCTAAGTGCAGAGTAATGACTTGTTTTTGACGTTCAGTTGTACAGTAATCAAGTAGGCTCATGATTCCCCCCAGAATTCATTACCCCCGACCAAACCTCACATCGATATCGTGAGTTTCAGCTAGGTGTTTGGCAATGACTCGAAACACGTCGTCTACATCGCGCATCTTTAGTTGCGTTACAGACTTCTTATCAAACAAAGCCTTTTGTACAGGACGCCACATAATCTCCTTTACGAGCTTTCCTGTCGGTTCTATAGGCAAGGTTACAATGTGTTGCATATCATTCCCAGAGGCCGCTAGAGCGCGTGCTATGTCATCGCAATAAGCGTGTATAGCTTTCATCTGCTGTGAAGTTAGTTTTGGCTCTAGGATTTCGTACACCTTGCCAGAATTTTGATGTTTCATGATGTACTCGCAAAACTGCTGCGCCTGGTACTTGTTGTTAACAATCCATCGCTCGCTCAAGACGTTACCCTCTCGCCATCAAACGTGACGTACTGGCCGTACTTTTCCAAGCAATGCGACCTGTAACTTTCTGACTTCATAAAATCGTGAGTGCAATCGTCTACGGTACTCCAAGACTTCATGCCAATTTTACCATTATTTGTAGTCATTTTCTCTGCAAATGGCGACACGCCTCGTTCTTGCTGTGATGCCCTAGATATCCACCCTGCCGCAAATCTCTTTCCATCTTTCTTTCGCTTCTTAGGATTAGCGTCACACCATGCGGCCATTGCGCTTAATTCAGCAAACACGTCTACCTTTGGAAACGCATTCTGCCAATAAATAATCTGGGCATCATCGGGTTCGTAGTAAGTACCATCAATTAAAATTATCATCCACACTTCCCTTTTAATGCCGGAGCAAGCTCCAGCAAATTAGTTAATTAGTAATGACGAGC